ACGGACTCGTACCTGTCACGGGCTTCACACCGAGGTCTAAAATCTGGTCCCCAGTGTTCACCCCAGCTACCGTGATGCCCGATGAGGTCTTCTTAGTCGGGTAGAAACGACTCTGCGGACCCGTTATGTACGCTTGGCGGTAAGCTGGGAAGGAAACTGAGATCTGGATCAGGTCATCAATCTGATTGTTCGCCGTGACGACACTGGAGGCGATAGAACCAGTAGTGCCATCAAACTTGAAACGCCCATCCCAGTCCCCTACAACTCGACCATCCATCATCTGAAGGACATCTTCGAGGTAGTTGATCGTATCGTTGTAGAACTTGAGGGTGGTTCTAGCTACGATGTCTTCGTTGGCATACTCACCTTCATCGTAGAACACGGACTTGCTACCTTGTTCAAACAACTGAGGTTGAGACGTGTTGGATACGCGCGGGCCACTTGAAGGGACCGAGGCCGAAGCTTCATCCTGGTACTTCTTGGCCATCTGCCCACGGAAGTTACCCATCGTCTCGACCCGAACGTAGAAGGAATCCGGGATGTAGGTAGAGGCTGTGTAGGTCAGGATCTGATTCAGCAGCCCATTCTCTTTGGTCGGAACGATAGTGTGAGTGTACGCAGATCGAAGTTGTCCAGGTTGGACAATCCGGTGCTTCGAGTAGAGGATCGAAACCGACTCCTTGGGCTGAAGCCCAATCGAGAGGGTAACCTTCCCAGTGTCATCCATCTTGAAGTCAGCCGGAGAGACCAAGATCTGTCCAACTTGACCTTCGACCTTACGGTAGATTAGGACGCTATCCACCACAGTGGGCTGAGGGTTGGATATTGGGACGGTGGGGGTCCCACTCGTCTGGAGGTTGGTCGTTGTTGACTCGTAGATTGGCCTTATAGAGCGGTACAGTGTCGAGGTGGCGTACCGGTACTCCCTAAGGGTAGGGGACGTCAGCGTGACCTTGGTCGCATTTGAGGGGGTGTCGTAGCTTGAACCAGAAACCAAGTAGAAGTCATTGTACCCGCCCACTGTGAAGTACATGACTACGCCTGTGGCATAGGTCCCAGAGACATCTCCGGTGAAAACTACCTGGTTTATTCCGCGTGAGATGTTGCTGTAGGTCGCGGCTTCAAGGAGGAAGTAGACCGGTTGGGTTGGAGGAATGTTGACTGGACCCGAAGAGATGTAGATCTTCGGATTGGTTGCCGAGTCACTGAAGATCTGTGGTGCTAGGAGGTTGACAGTTGTCGTATCCGTTGGGGCATCGTAGGTTGGGGCCGCCAGGTAATAGACGGCCTCAGCCTCAATCCTTATCAAATAATTGGCTGGGAACTCAGCGGTCCGATCTCCGCGGACCGTGAAAAACGAAGCCCCAGAGGTGATCTGAACCGGAGTGAGAATCAGGTCAGGTCGAAGGATAACGACAGTGTTCTCACCCCCGAGAGCTTCATACGTGTAGTAGTCGATGTAGACGTTCTCGTCAGGATTTACGATAGGACCATGAGGGAGAGCATCCGTTACCTTGTTGAACCCTGAAGGAGTGGGCAGAACATCAGGGAGGAAGGTGATCGTCGAATTGGTGACGTCAATCTTGACCTGATTCGAGTCCTGCGGGCGGCCTCCTCGATACACAACGGGGGTTGGGTTCGAGGCCACGGTCAAACCCGTTGGGTTGAAGGGGATGACCGACGTTGAAGTCGCGTGGACTGTAAGCTCTTTTCGGTGAAGAAAGGTTCCACGTTCGTTCGTGAGGACTGGATTCAAGACGGTCGGATCTGGGTTGTCCTGGCTTGACGGGTAAGTCAGATTGATCTGGTCTCCACTGAGCAATCGAGTCACCGTCTGGAAAGTACCCAAACCACCACTGACGATGTAGTCAACCCCTTGTACTAGGTTGGTTGGCACACTGTCACGAACCAGTTGAACTACGACATGAGGGTCAATGAACTGTACTTGTTGGAAGTACCTGTCCGCTAGGACCTCATATCCGCGGCGTATTTGATAGGCTAGGTTGGTTGGACTCCCGTTGATTAAGGCATCCAAGTTCAAGGTCGTCGTACTCGCGACACTCTCAATGTCGTAGACCCCCTCGTGAGGCCCCGCCGTGATGACGAGTAGATCCCCCGCCAAGACTGAACTGAAGTTGGCGGCATCATCCGAGAATACTAGGGGCGTTGACGCATACCCAGTAGTACCGCTCGCAATGATAGTCCCGTACTGGGTTACGAAGGAGACCACTCCTGCGTTAGCATCGAGGAAGATGTCTTTCCCGATGACTTGAGGCGTGTACCCTACACCTTGGTTCAACTCGAAGCTGGCGTTCGAAGCATCAATGAAGGGGTCGAGTACCACTGCCCCAACTTGATAAGGTATCTGTGTGATCTGAGCATTGACTCTGGACGCAAAAAAGAATTGCTTTTGGTCGAAGTCTAAGGTATAGCCGATTCCTCCAGGGGGAGATGCGACATCCAAGCGCGGTAGGGGTCCGATGAAGGTTCCTGTCCCCTGCAGCACCAGAAAGCTCATTGGGTGACTGTTGTCGTCCACCGGGAGAACCGGAAGGAAAACCATCGGTGCCCCCACAATTGGGCTCGCCAGAGTTTCATCCTCAATCGAGTAAAACGCTGTTACATCCTTGACTGTAGGATTAGAACCATCAGCGTTGACTGGGGACCGGAAGAAACGTAGTGATACTCCATCCTCAATGAGGAAGTCTCCGAACACAACCCTCAAAGTGTTGCCGTAATACCTGACAACATCGGAAGCGTAGAAGTTGAGAAGCCCAGTATTCTGAGCTATCTGAACCTGACCCGACTTGCCAGCAGTGAAGTAGGTGGCATTGGGGACTAGGGTGAAACTTGAAAACTGATGAACTATGGAGGTCCCGCTCATCGCCAGGATTGCCAAGTCCTCATCTGGCAACGGGATGGGGCTCACATAGAGGCCGCCAGTGCCGATGATCCCACTTGAGTCCCAATGGGGCAACCCGCGAATGTCGAATAGGATTCCATCGTAGTAGGCCGGGAACCCGTTGTAGGTGATTAGGTCGGTTGAGTTGAACCGAACCATCCCGGTATCCTGCGCCCACTCAAAGCTACCTGAGGGAGGATCAGTGAGGTTGACCTCCTGAGCAACAGAGATCGGAGTGAGGTAGCCCCCAAACCCAAACTTGATGAGGGGGTGTAGTCCGTTGCTCGGAATAGGGTTCAGGACAATCGTATCCGTCCCGAGCACCCCAATCCTGCCATTGGACTCCTTCAAAGAGAACGGAGCTTGTTGCTGGAAGAAGACCGTCTGCCCGCCGTAGGTGATGAGATCTCCGGTATTCCAGTTGAGGTTTCCGGTCTCAAGACTCACCTCAACATTCCCACTTGCCGGAGACCCGAATGACCCGTCATTGAGGACGGTGGTGATGGGGAATGTGATCCCACTTCCAATGGTCCCAAGGGCGATTCTATAGGGAGCTGACCCGACTGGGGGTAGGCTCTTCAACCTGGTCGTGTTCGAGTCAGGACCAAGGACCCCTACTACCGCCCGCGGCCCGCCGGGGAGAGGTTTGAAGGTCCCCACCTGCCCGTCGTAGTCGAACCTCTGGTTACCAACCTCATTCTTGGTCCAACCAAACTGTGCAACCGGTAAATTCCCGTCTTGTAGGGCAACTACGAGATACTCGGTTCTTCCGGGGTTGCTCTCGTCGTACCAAGGGAATGCACTATCAAAAGCTGACTGGTCAGAGATCAGGTCATCCGGGCTTGCGGTGAACGGGCTATTAGCAGAGCCGACACGAGGTTTCTCAAGCAAATATCCCTGCAAGCTGAACGACATTTGATCCTCATTTGCATCTAGATGATTGAGCCAAAACCTGAACCCGCTGAGGGTGCTGGGCCTGCGGCTCCTACAATGGCAACTGGCAAAACAAGAGTCTGAATGATCATAGTGAGAGCCAGGGAGATCGCGTTTGCCTTCTTGGAAGCGCCGGAACCTGTGATGCCAGCGCTGGAAAACCCCTGCATAATCGACGAAAAAGCTGGGGGTCCTGTGATCCTAGCCACTGCAGCCCCGGCTCCTACTGAGGGGTGCGTGGTACTGATCAGACCCTGTGCGAACCCTACAAACAACCCGTTGGCGATCCCTGATGCTTCCAGAGGGGCCATTACACCTAGTTGGCCGTTGATCGTGTAGGCCATGAGTAGGCTGCTCATGATGAGAGGCTGGGGGATGATGAGGGGACCCAAACCCTTCCCAGCCCCGGCGGCGCCCGCATCGACCGTGTTGACCTTGAGCTTCTGAACCCAAAGAGCGATCCCTTGGCCTATCCCCGACCCTAGCTTGGGCACGGCTGGCCCAATGAGACCCCCAGAGAAGATCCCCGCGGTGATGGTGGCGCTAAGTACTGGGGCAACCAGAGGCATCCAGTCCTCCTAGTTGCTTCCCACCATGAGCGAACCCATGAGGGGCAGTCCGGTAATCCAGTCAAGGCTCGGAGTACCTGGTGGCATCATCGGTGTTCCACGTGCAACCCCCAAAACTGCCGCTGGACCTCCAATATTTACCCGAGGGGCCGTCAACATGATGATGGTTGTGGCGGTCAAGTTCATGGCCAGACCAGCGGTAATGGCGACGGCGCCAAGACCCGCGGTCATCGAGATCGCCCCCAATCCGGTCGAGAGGGAGACAGCTCCGACGGCTGTCGTAATCGAGATGGCTCCAGTCCCAACCGTGACCGAGTAGGCCCCCGCCGGGCAGTTTACGGCCACCGCGCCCGCCGCCACCGTGGTGGTCTTTGCCCCGGCGAGGATGTTCTCGACGTGGCCTCCGGCGAGAATGGTGCAGATCTTCCCTCCCAAGGCTACGGTCTCTTGGTAGAGCATCGCGTAGTAGTTCTGAGTCTTCCCCGAGATTGTGGTGTTCCACCCTCCTACGTTGCTGTTGAAGCCGTTCAACCCGTGGAGGTTGATGGTGCTCGCTTTGACTGTGTAGCTCCCATCAACGGTCTTCTGGTAGGACCCCTTCACTACTTGGAGGTCGGTTCCTGAGACGTTGGTCTCAGCGTCGCCCTGGATGTCGATACTGTGGGCCACATCGTCGATGGAGTTCGAACCCCCACGGTAGATGTTCTTGATGGCGCCCCGGAAGTTGGTCGTAATGCACTGGCCTGTCGCGTCTGACCCCACATCGAGGAAGATTCCCCCGTCACAGGTGAGGTGGATCGAGTACCTCTCGGGGGAGTTCGCGCCGATATGGGCCTTGAGACAACCCTCAAGATTTACCTCGGCCGAGATGTTCTTCGAGGAGTAGTTCTCGTTGGAACTGGCGGGAATGTTGGCGAATAGCTTCCCTTGCTTAGAGACCGCAATCACGAAGGGGTTCCTCGATGCCGCCCGAGGTGGGGAGATCTTGAACAAGTAGGCCGCCGCCATGGTCATGGCTTCGTCTACCGTCGTACTCGGCGGACGGAGACACTCCTCCAGCGAGAAGGTCCCTACCCCTCGTTGGTCGAAGGTCTCGAAGATCTTAGGCTTCAGAACCTTCCCATACTGACGCTGACCTTGAGTCGAGAACGGATCATTTCCTACTAGGGTGCCAAGTACATACTCGATGTACGCGCGAGGGCGGTCGATACCAAACCCATCGATCTCCTCAAGAACCTCTTGTTCCAGGTCGGTGTCATGCCGAACCTCGATTCGACGCTCAGTGAAGGCTCGAAGGGACCCACCATTGAGAGGGTCCTCAAAGTTCGTCGCAGGGTTGGCTGAGGCATAGAACACCTGGCGCCCATTAGAAAACGTAAGGGACGGGAACTCAGTCTCGTCATTGATCCGGTCGAGTGCCTTGTTCGTAGTCGGGTCGATGAAGGTCGACCCAGACACCCCAGCTTTGGCCAAGTCATCCTGACCAAAGTATCGAGTGTCCTGACCTCGAACCACATTCGTGAAGTTGCCCTTGGCGTCCTTCTCGAAGATCTCCAAGGGCAAGTTCATCGCCCCTCGACGGATGGCCCCTGAGAACATGTAGACCGCCGAGTCCGACTCTACTCGATGGATGGCTTGGGTTACCAGAGTGCGGTCAACGTCTCGTAGCTCGATGAGATCTCCACCCCGATTGATGAAGCGGACATCTTGGGAGAGCTGAAGCTCGGCACCGTCCGCAGACATGCCAACGATATCCCCAGATCGACCCTTGATTCGCTTGTACCTAACAGTTGGACCGTAGAGTTGTTCAACTGTTGACTCATCACCTGACTCAATCTCACCAGGGGGGACCGGTGCGAAAGGATCGAACCTCAACCCGAGCTTGTTACCCATCGGGATGTACCCGAGGATCACCGCCTCATAGATCTGCTTGTTGCGCCGACGGTACCCAATGACTACCATGGCACCGACTTCAGGGATCCCACCTAAGAAGCTTCGAGGTCCAGCCATAGGCTGAATCAGGTCCAACTCATAACGATCCTCGGACCCTGTTATGATCCGAACATCTGCCTTGAGGTTGAACTCGTCAACCCGCATGATGACGCCAACCCGCAAGTTGGCGTATGGGTGGTCGTTACTAGCAAAGTCACTATTCGGGACTTTTCCATACGGAATGTTGGGTCCAGTGTGCATTGGCATGGTTACCCGAGCTGAGCCAGCTCAGTCTCCTTGTTGGCTAGGCTCTGTTTATCGGCATCGATCTTCCGTTGAAGATCCGCCGGGTTCTCTTTGCCCGTTACACGAACTGTCCCTGGGGTAGGTGTGGCATCGCTGAGACGACCCTCTAGACTGTGGATCTCAGAATTGAGGTTGGCTATCTCTTGGGTCAATTGAGCTTTCTTCTTGTTCTTCTTCAGATCGGACCCGAACTTTGAGAACGTGTCACTCAAGTTACTCTTAGATGACACCGCTTGTTGAGCCGTTGCTACTGGGTCCCCCAAAGCCGCCCTATTTGGTGAGGAGAACGGTGGCGTGAAGTTACCTCGATCTTGATCCAGCGGGGATGTTGAGAACAAGTCAGGTCTCTTGTCGATAGCAGGACCCGAGTCAGCAGACCCACCACGAAGTATAGTTTCTAGCTGTTGATGTGGAGTGTCCAAAGCACTGTACAGAGTAGCCAAGTACTGTTCGACCCTTTGGATCACGTCACTCGACTTACCCGCTGCAGGTAGGGGTTGTGTTAGGTCCTCATCAGCTAGCAACGAGAAGTTCACGGTGGACCCACCTGTGTTGCTACCTTGAATGTTCTCCCCGGCGGCAGAGGATGAGGGATTGAGTGAACTGACCTGATACCCTACATTGATGAAGGCCAGGTCATCGCGACCAGTTTGGCAACTGCACGAAGGGTCTCCAGGTACCAAGTCAGAACGAACTGACATCTCGGCTAGGGTCAACGCCCGTGAGAGTTGGGACGCCTCCACACTGGTTGGGATCCCTTTGTCCGCTGGGGACCCAAGTGGTGCCACATCGACGAAGTTGGTGGCGGTAGCCGTGAACTGGGGGGACTTGATCCCATTCTCTCCCGTTACCAAGGCGGCTGCAGATTGAACGTCATCAGGGGTGAGTCGTGCGAGAGTATCCGCTGGGCTGGCATAGGCTGTAGTGACCGCTGTGATTCCACGAGACTGAGCGTTGAGGGTTGACAGTAGGTCCCCAGCCAGAGCCAACTGGACACCAACCTCGACGGAAGAGTTCACCTTTCCATCGCTGTAAACCAAGGAACCATCCCGTAGCGAGACCCCACGTCCATACCGGAAGTGACCGATCACCTCGAAGCCACGCTCGTCGGATACTGGACGAACCATAGTGTTCGGGTTGTCCAACTTGATACTCATGTCTGAGAGGTTGGCTGCTTGCCCATCCTTCAGAACTGAGATGTTCTTCGATGGGAGTAGCGCAAATTGAGTGACGGACTTGTCCACATCGTAGGCGTAGACGTAGACCCCAGCGGAGTTCAGACCGTACGAATACCTATTGTGGGCGTACTTGTTCTCAGCACCCAAGAACTTGTCGGGCTCGTTCTTGATGTCTTCCGCTTCCTTGTTAGCCTTTTGCCGTTGAGCGACTTTAGCCTTGTCGCTCTTCTTGACTGCTGGGTTAGTCCCCGGGGGCTTTCGACCAGAGACAGCATCATTAGCCGACTTTGGGTCATAGGGCCTTGAGTAGACCATCACAACGTTGGGGTATCCAACTACCTTGCCCGTCTTCGGATGACGAAGGATCAGAGGTTGATAGGGGTCTAGGGAGGCTGGGTCGTTCGGATCGACATTGACGGGCGGTAGGGTGGCCGCGTCCCCAAGATCCAGCTTGAAGGAGGTTTGGGCTAGTTGGCGAGCAGTGAGAGGGGCCGCTACGGCATCAGTCTGGGTTTTCACCACAGGAGAGTTCTTGTTGGTGGGCTTGCTCGGGATACGAGCCCCTGTATCCAGAGTTGAGATCCCCTTTGGAGCAATGAACTTCTGCCTACGTGCAGTAAGGGACAGGGACGTCGTAGTCCTGCCTCCGAACTGGATGTTGTGGGATAGCCCTCGGATGTACCAAACCTCATCGAGTGGTGCTAGATAGATTGGGAACCCTAGGCGTAACTCAGGCCTGTGAGGTATCGTGATTGTAGCTTGATTGCGCTTGCTATTGATCCGGTCGAGGATGTCTAGCCCGTGGTAGAACATCCTCATGGTGTCACCCATGAACTCAGATGGATAGGTGTGCGAGCGCCAACCGTACTTTCTCAGCAGGTGATAGTCTGTGACGCTCGTAAATGGGGTAATCTCAGCCCCAAACCCATAATCGACGTTACCCCCGAAGTTACCCTCGATACTCAACTGAGTGACTACTTCAGACTCAGAATCCGTGAAGTCCCAATCGAGAACGTCAATGTCCTGAATCCAAGAGATTGGCTTGTTGGCGAGAATGTCTAGGTTGAAGAAAGGGGGCTTGAATACGATGTCCCCTGTGACATCCATGTAGAACTCGAAGCCTACCGCTTCCTTACATGAGTTGGCGATCTCAAGCTTGGTCTGGTACTCCGACTGCCAGAAGTTGACCTCACCCGCCGAGGAGAACTGAGTTCGAAATGCTGTGACCCCTGGGTCGGTAGGGTCGAAGATCAACTGGGCTGCTGAGGGTCCCCCGTTGGCATTCCTGACCGCATTGGCTAT